ATGGGTGGATCCCAGGGCGACGGAGGAAAAACCGTCGGAGGAGTCCGATTCAGAGAAATAGAGTACGGGCAACTGGAGTCGCAGAAGAGATTTCACGATTCTACGGCGCGGTTCAAGGGATTTTCGGGGCCGGTGGGATCGGGGAAGAGCGCGGCGCTATGCCACGAGGCAATCCGGCTGACGTATTTGAATCCGGGAAGAACCGGGCTGATCGGGGCGCCGACGTATCCGATGCTGCGGGATGCAACGCAGAAGGCGTTGATCGAAATTCTGGAAGCGAATAAGGTTCCGCATGTGTGGAATCGTGCGGAGAACGTGATGGTGATGAGCGACTCGGGGTCGCGGATTTTGTTCCGGGCGGTCGAGGAGTTCGAGAGATTACGCGGGAGCAACCTGGCGTGGTTCGGAGTGGATGAGCTGACGTATACGCAAGAGGATGCGTGGCTGCGGTTGGAAGCGCGGCTTCGCGATCCGAGGGCGACGCGGTTGTGCGGGTTCGGAGTATGGACGCCGAAGGGGTTCGACTGGGTGTACGAGCGGTTCATTGCGAATCGCGTTAGCGGGTATGAGACGGTGATCGCGCCGGCGTTCGAGAACCGGTTCCTGCTGGATCGGATTCCGGATTATTACGAGCGGCTGAAGAGCAGCTACGATCCGCGGTTTTACGAGCAGGAGGTGCTGGGGAGCTATCTCAGCATGAACGCGGGCCGGGTGTATTACGCGTTCGAGCGGGCCGGCAACGTGGGAGCGGTGGAAGTGAACCAAGGGCTGCCGCTGCTGTGGGCGCTGGATTTTAACGTGGACCCGATGTGTTCGGTGGTGGCGCAGGTGGAAGGCGGACAGGTGAAGGTGATCGATGAGATCGTGCTGGGAAGGGCGTCGACGCAGGATGCGTGCGATGAATTTGCGCGACGGTTTCCGGCGCATCGAGCCGGGCTAATCGTATACGCGGATGCGAGCGGAGGGCGAATGCAGACATCGGGAACGAACGATCTGAAAATCCTCCGGCAGTTTTTGCGGACGGGCGAATACGGCGATGTGGAGTTCAAGATCCCGCCGTCGAATCCGCCGGTAAGAGATCGGGTGACGCTGGTGAACGGGAAGCTGGAATCGGCGGCAGGCGTGCGGATGTTGACGGTGGATGTGAAGTGCCGGGAATTGATCAAGGATTTTGAGCAGGTGCTTTACAAAGAAGGCAGCTCGCAGGCGATTGAGAAGGATCGGGACACAAAGCGGACGCACTTGTCAGATGCGGTGGGGTATTTGATCTGGCAGGAGTGCGGACGTATGGGGACGGTGGGAGAAAGGGGGCAAAGGATTGTTTGACATCGATCGGGAGCATCCGCAGTACCTATCGCGGAAACACGTGTGGCGGCGCTATCGGGACTTGTATGCCGGAGGCGAACAGCTTCGGTTTAACGCACAACATTACTTAGTTCGTCGGCAGAGAGAGCCGGGTGATGTTTACGCCGAGAGGCTAAGCCGGGTGTTTTACGAAAACTATATCGGGTCCATTGTGGACTGGTATGCGGCTACGTTGTTCGGGACGGAGCCTACTCTGACCTTTTCAGGGTCGAACGACTTTTACGCAGAGTTCGTGGACGATGTGGATCGCAAGGGTACGGAGCTGGCGGACTTCTGGCGAAAGCAGTTTCTGGAGACGATGATCGCGGGCACAAGCTATGTGCTGGTGGATTTTCCCAGAGTCGCGCAAAAGGCGGGGAATCGGGCTGAAGAAGACGCGCTGGGAGCTTCGCGGGCATATCTGGTCGACTATCCGGCGGAGGATGTCATCAATTGGAGCGTCGATGCCGAGGGGAATTACGAGTGGGTGGTTTTGCGGACGCGGAGTTTGAAGAAGGATCGGATCGAAGACGAAGAATGGCGGAGGGAAACGCGGTGGAGTTACTACGACAAGCAGAAGTTCCGAATTTACGAGAAGAGCAATGCGGATAGTGAGGTCCGGCTGGTGGACGAAGGTACGCACGGACTGGCTAAGCTTCAGCGGGTGCCGTTGTTCGAGATGCGAATTCCGGAAGGGTTGTGGCTGCTGAATCGGGCGGGGTTGCTGCAACTGGAGCATTTCAACAAGTCGAACGCGCTGGCTTGGGCGTTGACTATGGGACTGTTCGCGATGCCAGTGGTGTATTCGGATCGCGAGTGGAGCCAGATGGTCGGCGAGAGTTACTACATCCAGCTTGGGCCGGGAGACAAATTCGGATGGACGGAGCCGGAGGGGAAGGTATTTCAGATCGCGGCGGATAATCTCCAACAGTTACAGGAAGAGATTTATCGAATTTGTTATCTGGCGCAGGCGGGAGGGTCGCTCGATAAGGGTGGAGTGGTTTCAGGGGTGACGAAGCAACTGGATTTCTCGATCACGCAGGAGGTTCTGGGGGCGTTCGGGGACGCGGTAAAAGACCAGGTGCGGCGGGTCTTGAAGGCGATCGCGGCTGCTCGGGAGGACGAGATCGAGATCAGCGTGACGGGGTTGGATGAGTTCGATATCGCGGACTTTTCTACGGAGTTAAGCGATGCGCAGGCGCTTCTGAATTTGGGAGTGGAGTCGCCGACGTTGAAGAAGGAGATTTTCAAGAAGCTATCGCTGAAGTATTTAAGCGATGCGCGGCAGGAAGTTAAGGATCGGATTGTGGAGGAGATCGATGGCTGAAGAAGTCAGGGAACCAATCAGGGACCAGGAAGTCCGAGAGATCGTGAAGAGCGTGATTGCCGAGTTTGCTGGCGTGAAGACGCTGGAGGCTCGGGTGAATGAGCTGGTGGGGAAAACCACAAGGCTCGGGCGAAGGCGGAAGAGGCGGAGAGAAGCTCGGCTATCCGGGCGGAGCTACACAGGATCGGGGTAGCTAAGGTCGACTTAGCATACCGGGCGGTGAAGGACGACATTTACCGGAGCGAAGACGGACGCCTGGTGGCGCAGGGCGGATCGGAAATGCGGGATTATCTGGCGCAGTTCGTGGGCGAGAATCCAGAGCTGCTACCGGCGCGGGTTTCGGGCGGATCGGGGGCGAGCGCGGGACAGAGAAGCGGCACCGAGAGCCGGGGAATAGAGATCGACAAGATCCGGCCGGGAATGAGCGCGGAAGAGTTGGACCGAGTGAGGCAGGAAGTGGCTCGCGTGGCGCAACAGACGCTACGGGGATTTTAGGAAAGAGGAGAAAGAAATGGGAGCAATTACATCAACAAATGTCGCGACTGCGATTGTCAAGCTGGTGGCGGCTGATGCGCTGCCGGCCTTGATGGGGAACCTTGTCATGGGCAACCTGGTGAATCGCGATTACGAGGCTACGCTGGCGCGGGCGGGGGACACGGTGAATGTGCCGATTCCTCCGACGCTGGTGGCGAACAACATCGCGGCAGGCGATACGGTGACGCTGCAGAATCCGAACCTGGGCAACGCAGCCATTGTATTGACTACGCATGTGGAGGCGACGTTCCAGATTCCGGATGTGACTAAGGTGGTTGCGGTTCCGGATCTGCTGAAACTGTATATGCAGCCGGCGGTGGTAGCGATCGCGGAGAAGATCGAAACGGATCTGCTGAATCTGTATGCGTCGTTCACGGCGAACACGCCGGTGGGGACGGGAGGGACGCCGATCATCGAAGAGGTTGTGGACGCTGCGGAAACTGCGCTGTTTGCGGCGATGGTGCCGCCGAGTGCGACCAAGTATCTGGTGGTGAGTCCAGCAACCTATTCGGCGTTGCGGCAGATTCCGCGGTTCAGCGAATTCAACACGGCGGGAGAAGCGGGACTGCGGGCGCTGGTGGATGGAGCGGTGGGCAAGATGAAGGACTTCTACATCTTCCGGTCGCAGTTCGTCGCGACCACGGGATCGAGTCCGCTGACTACCCACAATCTGGCGTTCGCGCGGGATGCGATGGGCCTGGTGGTGAGGCGATTGCCGCAGCCGCTGCCCGGGACGGGCGCGATCGCGGAGTATGCCGAACTGGGAAATTTCGGCATGCGGGTGACTATGAGCTATCAGCCGAACACGCTGGCTCAACAGTTCACGGTGGATGTGCTGTATGGGACCGGGATGCTGCGGAACAGCTTCGGTGTTCAGGTGAATAGCTAAGGGATTCATGGGCCGGCTTCGAAACCGGCCCTTTCCCGGGTAGTGGGGAATGGGAAGTGGGCGGTAGGAAATGGGGAGTGGGATGGACTTGCGGACTTATTATCAAACAATTCGAAAGATTACGGCGGGAATTACGGAGGAGGCGGCGGTGGTGATCAGCCGCGAGACTTCAGACGGTGGACGCGCGGGAGTTAAGACGGAAGTTCCGCGGGCGTTGGCGGCTCAGCTGATGGTAGAGGGGAAAGCGGACCTGGCTAGTCCGGAAGAAGCGGCGGAGTTCCGCGCAGCGGCGGACAGGGAGCGATAAATGTTGCTGACGGACGGAAATCCCAATGACTCAATCGCGCTGACGGTGTATGAGACGGAGATTCTCAACCTGGCGGCGACGGAGGGGATCAACCTGGACCAGAAACTCGGGCTGGCTACGGAAGAGATTTCGCAGGGCGTGCTGGAATTTCTGCTGGACCATACGCGGATGGTTGATCCGCTTCCGAATGTGCGCCGGACGATCGGCGTAGGGGACGTGGTGGTGTCGGCGCAGATGACGCGATGGCACGCGCTGCATACGTTGGCGATCGTGTACCGGGACGCGTTCAACAACCAACTGAACGATCGATACCTGGCGAAGTGGCGGGAGTATCAAGTATTGGCGAAAGACGGGGCGACGAGGACGTTCAGTTACGGGATCGGGCTGGCATCGAATCCGGTTCCGGAGGCGCAGGCGCCGGCGCTGGGCACGGCCAACGGAGCGGGACAGGGCGGCACGTTTTACGTGCAAGTGACCTGGGTGGGATTGAACGGTGTGGAGGGCGCGCCGAGCGAGGCTACGGCGCTGACGGTAGCGGCATCGAACGACCTGGTGGTGCAAGGGGTGAATCCGCCGGCCGTGGCGACGGGGTTCAACGTGTATGTGGGGACATCTGCGAATGCGACTACGCTGCAGAATTTGTCGCCGTTGGCGGTGGGCGAGACGTACACGATGCCGGATAGCGGACTGACCGCGGGAGTCCCGGTGGGCACGGGTCAGGCTGCAAGTTTTTATATTACCGGCGGGCCGATGTTGAGGCGAGGTTAACGTGGCGCAGACAGCGAGCGTGGTCACGGGGTTGTTTAAGGGATTCCTGCGCGATCCGGCGACGGGAATCGGGCCGGCGGTGGAGCAACTGGCGGCGGACACGGGAATTCCGGCGGCGGCGATTCCTGCGGCGCGGATCGTGAATCAGAACGTGTCGGTGGCCATTTCGGAACGGGCGCTGGCGGTGATTTATCCTGTGGTGCACGTTTATTCGGACCAGGTGAAGAATTTGCTGACCGAGAAGTTCAGGACGTTTTCGGGAAAGATACGGACGGTGGCGGAAGTCCGGGTGTCACAGGACCGGATCGAGGGAATTGAGGATCAGTTGCGGCTGTACGCGGATGCGGTGACGCAGGTGTTGGACGCGAATCGCGGGAGCTGGGGGCAGGGAGTTTTCTTTACAGGGAGCTATCAGGTGAACTTCGATCCGGTGACGCAGGGCGGGAAGAATTTCCTGCAAGTTGCGCGGGTTAGTTTTGAAGTGGATATGTCGAGCTAGGAGAACAATGTCTTGTTATATTTCTTCGAATAATGAACGGGTTTATGTGGCGCTGGAGTCGGCTTACGGGACGGTACCTGCGATTACCAGCGCGAATCGGATTCCGCTGCTGAAGCTTACGGCGAAACAGGTTCTGGAGCAGACCACGCGGAAGGACAAGACCGGGAGCCGGACGTTCGTGGGTCTGCCTAATACCATTCGCAAGAGCACCAGCTTCGAAATCGATACGTTGATGACGGAGTGGACGGACCAGAGCATCGCGCCGGCGCATGGTCCGCTGTTTCAGGCGGCAATGGGCGGAACGCCGGTGTTTTTCAACGGCGGGACGGTAGCGGCGATGACCGGAACGACAGGGATTCAGTTTGCATCGCCGCACGGGTTAAGTGTGGGACAGGCGATCACGTTTTCGGGTGAGATGCGATTTGTAGCTACGGTGGCGGATTCATCCACGGTCCTGCTGAATGCGGCGTTCAATAACATTCCCATCGAGGGATCGGCGATTGGCACCACGATTACTTATCTGCTGGCGGATAGTTTGGCGAGCGCGAGTGTTTACGACTACTGGGATCCATCGACAGCGGTACATAGGATTCTGGACGGCGCGGCGATGAACACGATGACGGTGAAAGTGAATGGGGATTATCAGGAGTTTGATTTTGCGGGGCCGGCACGGGATCTGATCGATAGCGCGAGCTTTGCTGCGGGGCAAGGTTCGCTCGAGACGTTTCCGGCCGAGCCGTCGCAACCCGGGTTCGATTATACGATCGTACCCGGACACCTGGGCGAGGTGTTTCTAGGCACCTCGCCCACACAATTCTTCACGATGACTTCGGCGCAATTGACTCTGGACAATGCGGCGGATCTGCGGGTGAAGGAATTCGGGAGCGATTACGCGCAGTGCATCGCGGTGGGCCAGCGATCGGTGAAGTTGAATTTCGAATTGTTTGAACTGGCGGATGCGCAGACGGCGGGGTTGTATCAGGCGGCGCGGACGCGGACGCCGATTAGCGTGATGCTCCAGTTGGGCCAGCAGATCACGCAATTATTCGGGGCGTATATGCCGGCGATGGTGCCAGAGGTTCCTGAATACGACGACAGCCAGACGCGCCTGGCGTGGAAATTTTCGAATTGCCGGGCGCAGGGGACGGCGGAGAACGAATTATATGTCGCCTTCGGATAGGTACGAGAGTACGGTGTGGTTCGATTCCCAGGCTCGCGCGGGAGTGCGAATCGGGATCGTGCGGGTGAGCTTCGGGCGAAGGATCGAACTGGCGCGACGGATTCGCGAGATCGGGCGCAGGGCGGAATATCTGGAGGCATCGAGCGAGCCTCGCGACAAGCTGGAAGCGACGGTGCTGGCGGCGGAGATCGATCGCGCGTATCTGGATTGGGGATTGATCGGAGTGGAGGGGCTGGAGATCGATGGGTCGGCCGCGACGCCACAGACGCTGATTGAAACGGGACCCGTGGAAGTGGCGGCGGAAGCCTTGGCGCGGATCAAGAGCGAGTGCGGGCTGACGGACGACGAACGAAAAAACTGACGGTCGCATTTCATTTTCAGAGCTCAAATCAAGCCGCCTGGAAATGCGACGAGTGCAGGCGGCAGGGACTGGAATCGCGCCGGCGATGCGGATTTATTCCGGAGGAGCGGCGCGGAGCGAAGAAGCTGGTATGGGCGCGGGGGCGAGTGGGGACGGAGGAATGTCCCAAGTCGGTGGTGACGCCGCAGAGTTTGGAATGGATCGAAAGATTCCTAACTTGGAAGTTTGCGGGTGGCGGAGCGTTGTGGGATTGGACCGCGCGCGATGCAGACGCGGTATTGATTCTGGAAAGGGAGTGGCGGAATGGCCAGCGGGAGTCCACTGAGTAATGTGACGAAGGTGTTGGGGACGTCGGGAGGGTCGAGCGGCTCGGGCGGATCGAGCGCGCTGAACGATCAGCTCACCAGCATCACGCAACAGTTGCAGCAATTGCAGACCGTGAATCAGACGCAGATCGAGACGATGGAGGAGAACACGCTGGCGGTTGCGCAGAATTCGACATCGAAGGGCGATAGCGCGGGGTCGACGGCGTCATCGGTGGGGAGCACCATCGCAGGAGTACTGGGGTTCGGGTTGGGATTAAGTCCGCTGATTTCGGGACTGGTGAGTTTGTTCGGCGGAGGCGGGGGACAGGCGCAGGCGTCGCCGCTGGTGCCCTATGTGGCGCCTCCCTCGGTAAGCGCGACGGCGGGGATCAGTTCATCGCAGGCGGGGGCGTTCGGCGTCGATTCGGCGGACGGAGGATTGCCTCGGCCGCAGCCGGCTGCGTCATCATCAACGCAGATTACGGTGCAGGTGCAGGCATTGGATTCGCAGTCATTCCTGGATCACAGCGACGACATCGCGCAGGCGGTGCGGCAGGCGATGCTCGAATCGACCACGTTGAACGACGTGATTCGGGCGGTGTAGCGATGGCGAATTTTCCAACGTTGAAGACGGGAGCGGTGGCGCAATATCCGTCGGACCGGCAGCAGACTTTTTCGACGCTGGTGTTCCGGTTTCTGGACGGAAGCGAGCAGCGGTTTCCGGCGTATGGGGCGTCACTGCGGCAATGGGTGATCCGGCTGGATCTGCTGGATGAATCGGAGCTGACGGCGCTACAGGATTTCTTCGTAAGCGAAGGCGGCCGGGCGGGCGTGTTTTCGTTTACCGATCCGTTTGACTCGACGGCTTACGCGAGCTGCAGTTTTGGGGCGGACGAATTGGACTTGTCGTTTGGCGGACCACACGCGGGGCAGGCGACGGTGATGATTCGACAACTGGGGAGTGGGGCATAGCGAATGGTTTTTCCGCAATTGTTGACGGGCGCTTCGGCGTTGTATCCGGTAACGCTCAAGTTGATTCAGAGGACTGTGGTCAATGTGTTGGGCGACGGGAGCACGGTGGTATTTGCCGATCTGGATGCGGCGGCGACGGGGTGGGAGTTGCACGCGTCGGGAATGACTCTGGCGGAGTGGACGGCGGTGGAGACGTTGTTCCTGGCGACGTCGGGGATGTGGCAGACGTTCACGTTTCTGGACCCTACCGGGAATTTGCTGGAGCAAAGCGAAGATTTCAGCGCGGGAGCGTGGACCATTGGGGCATTGATCGAATTGACTACGGGCGTCGTCGATCCGCTGGGGACTACACGGGCGACCGGAGTGATTAATGCGGGCGAGGCGGTGGAAGCGGTGGCGCAGACGCTGGCGGTGCCGGGAAGTTATTCCTACTGCTTGAGCGTGTGGGCGCGGACGGACGGAGCGTCGAGCGTCACGCTGATGATCGGCTCGACGTCGAAGACCTTCGCGCTGAGTTCGGCGTGGCAGCGGATGTCGTTGGTGGTGAATTTGGGAACCAGCGTTACCAGCGTGACGTTCGGAGCGCAGTTGGCGGTGGGCGCGAGCGTGAATTTGTTCGGGATGCAGGTGGAGGCTCAACTGGCGGCGTCGGATTACAAGATGACCACCACGCAGGGCGGCGTGTATCCCAGCGCGCGGTTCGGCGCGGATCGATTTACTGTGACGGCGCAGGGAACCGACGTGTATGACGCGGTGATCCAGATTGTGAATACGGAGAACTGAAGAGAATGGCGACCATCGATGAACTGAAGGAACAGCAAGCTCCGCCAACGCCTCTGTTTCTGTTCGACTGCGTGTTGAGCTCAGGGTCGACCGAGCGATGGAGTACGCACGCGGTGACGTTTTCTGGCAACGCGTACAATGCGCGACTGCTGAAACACAATTTATTCCAATTGCGTGCGGGATCGAATGACGGACTGGATGGGTCGGCCAAGATTACGGTGACGCTGGCGAACGCGGATTCGCATTTTTCGCAGATCGAGCGGGAGACGGGATTTAAAGGGTCGCAGGTCACCATCACATTTTTGTTTTTCGATCTGGTGGCTGGCGCGGCGGCTTCGGAATCGCGCGTGGTGTTTCGAGGAGCGGCCAATCCGCCGCAGGCGATCACTGAATCGGCTTTCACGGTGACGTTCAACAACCGGTTGAGCCTGCAACGCATTCAATTGCCGGAAGTGCAGATTCTGCGGCGGTGTCCGTGGATGTTTCCGGCCAACCTGGCGCAGAGGCAGGAGGCGGTGGACGGCGGCGCGGCAGGGAAATATTCGGCTCTGTATAAATGTGGATACTCGCCCGATGTCGCCGGCGGAGTGGGGAATTTGAACGCGGAGTTGGCGTATACTTCGTGCGATCACACACGAACGTCGTGCGTGGCGCGGGGGATGTTCAGCCAGGATTCGTCGTCGAACGCGACGGCGCGATTCGGCGGGCTGGAGTTTGTGCCGCCGCAGATTCTGGTGCGGGCGTTCGGCGAGAAGACGACGAATCTTTCGCCGATCATCGACAACCTGGCGTTGTATAGCGATCCGGTTCCGCTGGTATACGGGACGGCGTGGTATGCGCCACCGATCGTGTTTGCGCGCAACGACGGGAACCTGACCCGCATGGAAGTGCTGCTGGGGATGGGCCAGATCGACAGAGTGATCATGGTGGTCGTCAACGGGATTGAGATTCCGCAGGCGCTGAGCGGTGTCAACATGACGGGGACGGGATGGTGGCAGGTGATTACGCCGGGGACGCGCAACGGGGCATTCGATCCGAATTTCACGGACGCGTCAGGGAATCCGCTGGGCGATCCTTACGGCAGCATGGCGATGATGGGCGTGGTGGTGCCGAACGCGATCAGCACGGGGCAGACGCTGCCGTCGATTCAGGTGCTGATCAACGGGCTGCTATTGGAGCAGTTCAATTCAAGCGGGACTTCGCTGGGGGAATCGTTTTCGAATAATCCGGCGTGGGTGCTGCTGGATGTTTTGCGGCGCAGCGGATGGCTGACTACGGACGTGGATTTGCCGAGCTTCGCGGCGGCGGCGGCGACTTGTGCGTCGGCAATCTCGACCACGGATTTGAACGGAAACACGGTGGCGGCGTCGCTGTATGAGTGCAACCTGGTGATTCAGGAATCGTATAGCGGGGCGGAGATCGCGGTGGGAATCAAGAACGGGGCGGCGCTGATTCTCACTTACGGGAGCGGCGGATTGCTAACGCTGGAAGTAGAAAATACCATGGCGCTGCAGCAGCCGACGCTGCCGGACGGGTCGAACAGCACGGAGATGCTGGATGGCGGATGGCCGGTGTATGAGTTCAGCGACGGGTCGGCTACGTTTTCGGGATTGGCGCGGAACGCGAATGGCGATCCGTCGATCACATTATCGGCGCAACTGACGGCGTCGACACCGAACCAGTTGACCATCGAATTTCAAGACGAGTTCAACGATTATCAACAGGACAGCTTGTCGCTGGTGGACGTGGACGATGCGCTGTTGACGCAGAGGCTGGTTACTGCGCCGTATTCTGCGCTGGGAATTCCGAATTTCGATCAGGCCACGCGGATTTTGCAATTGCAGTTGAATAAGACGATCGACGGGTATCAGTACATCGATTTCGAGACGACCGTGAAGGGGATCGGGATCGCACCGGGGGATCTGATCACGGTCACTTATATAAAGGAAGGGCTGACGCGGCAGCCGTTCCGGGTGACGCAGCTATCGCCGGGGCAGAATTATCAGACATTGCAGGTGACGGCGCAGTGGCATGACGACGGGTGGTATTCGTCGACGGGCGCGGGAGGGACAGGGACGCGGCGGGCGCCGGGGGCCGGAAACGGGATCCCGTTGCCGCTGGTAGGGACGGTGATCGATTCGCACGGGCTCGATCAGTTCGGGATTACGGAGACGACCGTTGAGGGGACGGACGGATCGTTCGCGGTGGAGTTGAGCGTCGCGTTCACGCCTCCGGCGAGTCCGGTGAGCACGGGCGTGACGATTCCGCTGGTGAGCCTGGAGGCGACGCTGTCGACGACCGGTGGAACCATCGCGGGCGGGCAGACGTTTTACTACGCCGTGAGCGCGCTGGACGGGATCGGCGGCGAGAGCGGGCTGTCATTTTCAATTCCAGCAAGCGTTCCGAGCGGGACGAATACTAATGAGGTGACACTGTCGGGAATCAGTGTGTCATCGGGGACGGCGGGGCTGAATGTTTATCGCGGGGCGAATCCTTCGGAGTTATTGTTAATTGCGCCGAATATTTCGGTAACTGCGACTTATACGGATACCGGCGCGACGGCGGAGCTGGCCGGTCCACCGGATGAGAATTACGATCACGCGAATTTCTACTGGCGGGAGGAATTACAGCCGGAGACGGGCGTGAACATTTTCTCGTCGACCACCATTGGGAATAGCACGTTGGGGTTGTTGGCGGACAATTTCGTGGGCGCGGTAGTGCGGATTACTCGGGGCACAGGAGCGCCGGAGGAAGTCGCGGTGGTTTCGAATACTTCGACAACGCTGACGGTATTGCCGGCGTGGACGGTGGCGCCGGACTCCACCAGTTATTTTGTTATCGCGGGTTCGACTTGGAATTTCGGAGGGTCGAGCGCGACGAGTCCGGTGGAGATCGATGTTCCGAATCAGACGGGGTTGACGGTGGAGATTTCGGGGAGATCGGCGAACGCGCTCGATCAGGAAAGCGCGGAGGAGTTAAATCCGATGACGCGATGGCAAATTGGGGGCGCGTCGGGCGGCGGAGTGGATTCGGATGTGCCGGCTACGCCGGTGTTCGGATTGAACCTGGCGGGGCAGGGGACCATTGAGCTGGTAGGAATTTCGTTTACGGACCTTACCAACACGCACACAATTTCGGCGGGGACGCTGACGCTATTTTATTGGAATGAATTGAACAGTCCGTCAGCGTTCACACTGGCGAGCTCGATTGGAACTACGGACGCGACCATCACGCTGAGTGCTGCGGGACCGGCGGCGCCTGGCGCGCGAATTCAAATCGACGGAGAGATTCTGCTGGTGACGGCGGTTGCGAGTGGCGGGCTGATTTATTCGGTTACGCGCGGGGCGGAGGGCAGCGCGGCGGCTGCGCATATCGCCACGGCGGCGATTTATCACTTGAGCTCGAATGTGACCATCATGCCGTTTGTCGACGATTTCTTCGGCAGTCCTTCGAGCGGAAGTTACACGTATTCGAATTTTCTACCGGATGTGCGGGTGGGTGCGGCGGAGTTTTTCGTGACGAATGTACGCGGCAACAGTCCGGCGGCTGTACTCGCTTTTGGCGCGACGGCGGATGAAGGGCTGCGGACGCTGGCGGGTGGGCAGCTATCCATTCAAGTGGAAGGATATCTGGCGGTGCAGACCGACGCGGCGCCGCCGTTGATCGTCGAAAATGCGCTGGCCGCGAGGGATATTTTCGCGGTGGTGAATCAAGCTCCTTACGATCCGTTGGATTCGGCGCCGATTGAATTGCAGGTGCTGCAAGGGACGACGGTGTATTGCACCCTTTCGATCGCGGCGGGGTCCACGATGTCGAACGTGGTGGATGGATTTGGACTGGCGCCGCTGGCGGCGGAAGCACAGGTGAGCCTGAACATCTTGAGCGTGCCGACCGCGACCGGGTCGCTCCCCGGGCGTGACTTGACGGTGGTGATCCGGCTATGACGCTTCAAAAGCTGACTCCCGATCAGGATCTGCAGTGCTACTTTTATGAGCCGTCGGCGATCGCGGCGTTGAGCGGCACATCCTCCAGTGGATTCACCGTTTCGGGCACGTGGCGGCAGCAGTTTGACTGGGCTGTCATCGAATGGAATCGCGATAACACGCATGAGCATCCGGCGTTTCGCAATTTGCCTGATGCGGATTTAAGCGGATTGGTGCTGAGTTATCAGGAAAGTCGGACGAATTGCATCGCCATGGATTCCGATTTGTTTCCGACGGTCGATTGGCCGTGGCTGCGGGTCTGGGGCACGCGTACATTGCTGGGTGAGACGACGGAAAAGATCTGGTGGGTGCCGCTGACGAATTATGCGACTGCGGCGTCAGGCAGTTATCAATGTGCGTATGCGGATTTCACGTTAAGCGGCACGTTGAGCGATGGGGACTACGTGGGGCTCGCGTATTTGCAGAATCAGTACACGTACGCGGTTTCAGGGTCGGGACACATTCTGGACGACGCTGTGGCGGCGCTGACGGCAGCGATCAATGGGTCGGATCCATTACTGCAGGCGGTGCAGACGGGCGCGACGATTCGCGTGTACTACACAGGCGGCGGAGCGGTTTCGACCAGTACGGCGGGGGCGAACGGGAACGTGTTTTCGATGTACACGTTCGCTACCGGGACTGAAGCTTGGGATTCGGCGTCGCACACTTTCGCGAATGGGACATCGCCTACGGCGTGGAACGTGACACTCGATTTCAGCACTCTGCAAGGTTCGGAATCAAACACGGTAATCTCGCTCGAAGACGTTCCGACCTACAACATCCGGAAAATGCGGTGGACTTATGCGGCGGATTTACAGGTTGGAGAGTATGATCGCAGCGAATTCTCCGCGGTGATTTCGGACTGGACGGTGACGGGGACGGGACGGGCGTATTCGGTGGCGGGACCGGGGTCGCGGCGGATTGAGGACGACTCGCTGGACGTCAGCTATTCGGGAAGCTGGACGGAAACGCGGGGCAACTATTCGGGTGGATCGATTCAATCGACGACGAACGCCGGAGATTCCGTCACATGTAGTTACGTGGCGGGGTTGGCGCATACCTTATACATCGGGACGCGATACCTGGGGCTAGCGCCGCCGAATGCGGCATCGATGACGGTGGTGGTGGATGGAGTGACGGTCGCTTCGGCGGTGGATCTGATCCGCGGCGGCGAGGACGTGTTGATTCGATATCCGGTTGGCGAGTTCGGTGCAGGAAGCCATACGGTGACGGTGACGCACGGCGGGCCGGACGGGAATTATTTGTATTTCGATTTTGTCGAGCTGGCGATTCCTTCGACTGTTTTGCCTGCTTATGCGGCGAATACGGAAATGTCGCTGGCCACGGATTGGGACACCGAACATTCTCTGGTGCTCGCGCCGGAGCGGACCGCGGGGATGCTTCCGTTGCTCGGATTCACGGCGCGACAGAATCATTATTGTGGGGCGTTGTGGTTTTATGAACTGGTGAATCCGGCGAACGTGTACGCGACGGGAACGGTGACATTCACCGGGACGCCGACGTTCGGTGACGAAATTACGGTAACGATCGGGACAGTGGGATCTCCTTTGTCGGATATCAATTTGACCAAGCCGGTGCATGAAGGAATGACCGCGGAGATGGTCGCGCTGGCGTACGCGCTTGAGTTGAATCGAGGATACACGGCGCTGTGGGCGTCGGCGACCGGAGGGGTCCTGAGCATTCAAGCGAGGACGCTCGGGACCGGCGGAGATAGCGTGAGTATTTCGGCGAGCGGGAGCGCGACATTGACGGCGACGGCATCAGGGAGTTCGCTTACGGGTGGAACGGACGGGACATGGCTGACGGATTTGACGGCGTCGCTCAATCGGGCGGCGCGCGATTGGCACGCGAGCTTCTTCACGGCGCTGAACGGATACGGCATCGAATCGACTGCTGCGTTCAGCATGGAGTTGGGAAACGGCGATCCGTCAGTGGGGGCAGGGATCGCACAGCGGGATTCAGCGGGGAACGCGATTGTACTGCCAACGCCGTCGATCCAGACCAACTTTTCGCCCACCAGCCTGGCGTACTGGGAAGCGATCTACGCAGCGATGGCTGGATTGCAGGCGTTGGCGGGGCTGACTCCGTTCCTGCAATTTGGCGAGGTGCAGTGGTGGTACTTTCCGAGTGACGGGGATGGCCACCTGTTCGCGAGCATGCCGTTTTACGATGCCTGGAATCTAAGCCACTTCTTAACGGAATTCGGGTTTGCGTTGCCGGTGATTACGACAAATACAGTAAATCCGGCGGATTATCCCGATGAGGTGTCGTATTTGGCGGCCGCGATCGGGACTTTTACGAATTCGATCATGGCGTTTGTGCGGACCACGCAGGCGTCGTGCCGGTTTGAAGTGCTGTATCCGACCGATACGAACACCACTCCCTTCAACCAGGCGATCAACTATCCAGTTTCGGCGTGGACGCCCGCGGCGCTGGCGGTGTTGAAGACGGAGGACTTCGGATTCACGCTGGCGCGCGATCTGAACGCGGCGGAGGGGACCATGGAGTTCGGGCAGTCGCTGGGATTTCCGGCGTCGCAGAGGGCGCAGCTGGTGGGAATTAGCGATGTGACCTCGTCGTGGCTCAAAGAGGCGCAGAGCGCGGCGGGGAAGAATTTCGAGAGCGTGGTGTTGTTTGCGCTGGACCAGTTTTGTTTGATCGGATACGCCGACCCGCTTCCGTCCGGACTGCGCCGAAGCTTGCGGATGGGCACTTGA